TCGACGCTTGCTATTTTTATTGGCGGTTTGCGTTATCTGGTTCGCGGTTGGTTGTGGACTCTTACGCCGAATGGTGGATCATCTCTCGCTGACCGATTGGCAAGAATAGAGACACGCCAAGAACAGATGATGGAACTTCTAAAAAAGTAAGGGACACTTATCCACATGGCAAGAAAACCAACTAAGGCGCTAGAGGATCAAGGCTATTCAAAACTTGATGCTTACTGTATTGCTCTAAATGAGTATTACAAGTCATTGCGTAAAGCTGGTTTTAACGAAGGTTTAGCGTTATTTATGATAACTGATGTGCCTTCGTATCCAAGATGGATTCTGCCAGACCCAGTTGATCCCGAGAAGTTTGGGGATTATGAGGACGACGACGAGGACTAATGACCGTAAAACGAATTGCTTGGATCTCAGACATTCAGGCACCGTTCTTTCATGAAGCAGCAGTCAAGAATCTAGGCAAGTTTTTAAGGGCTTACAAGCCTCACCAAACCATCTGCATTGGTGACGAGATCGACCTCCCTCAGCTGGGAGGCTTTGCTCAACCTTGGCAAGAGGTAGAAGGCAACATCGACGAAGATCGCAAACTCACTTTAGACATTCTGGAATACCTCGGTGTTACTGATGTAGTTGGCTCCAATCATGGGGCGCGTGTTTACAAGTCTCTATCTCGCAGATTACCGGCATTTATGAACCTACCGGAGTTGCGTTATGACAAGTTTATGGGCTATGACAAGGCTGGTATTAAGTATCATCCAAACGGCTTTGACTTTGCTCCTGGTTGGCACACTTGCCACGGAGACGCTTTCCCACTATCAAACAAACCTGGACAAACAGCTCTCAATGGCGCTGTTCGTATGGGTAAATCTGTCGTATCTGGACATACTCACAGACTTGGATTATCAGCTCACTCAGAAGCCTCAGGAGGCAAGTACGGGCGCATTGTCTGGGGCGTTGAAGTTGGAAACCTAGTGGACTTATCAAGCCCTGGAATGGGCTATACAAAGGGTTACGCTAACTGGCAGATGGGCTTTGTTGTGGGTACTTTGCATGGCAAGCGCTTTACGCCTGAGTTGATCCCAATCGATCCGAAAGATGGATCATTCATTTACCAAGGCAAACGCTGGGGCTAAAATGTTCCCAAAGGTAACCTAAATCGTTACCGTTTCGTTATCAAAATAAGCGTGTAATTGTCTGCCAAATGTGAGACCGTAATCCAGTAAGCAACAATGCTTACAAGAACGGGAGCAAAACAAATGGATCTACAAGTACCGATTATCTTGTTATTACTAGCTGCTAATGTTTTATGGTTTATTGTCGGTTGGGGCAAAGGGTTCGAGGAAGGCAAGCGCGAAGGCTTGGTAGTTGGCAAGAACAGTCAGCGCGTGAGTGTTAATGCGCGCTAATGACATCCTTGACGAAGCAAAAGACCTCATTGCAGACAGAGGTAAAGATTACGGCTTGGCAGCTCTCAATCACCTTCGAATTGCCAAA